TATATCACTATCTGTTTCTACTACCCTCGTCTTTACACCAGATAAATTAAAATAATTAAAATTAGATGGTATATGATTTTTCCAATAAGTTTGTTCGTTTGGTTTATCAAATGTTGAACTTTTAAAACCTAAATGCTCAAACATAGGTTTAACACCCTTATACATTTTAGTTGTTGCTAAATCAAAATCATTTAACCCACTATCTTTAAGTGAGTCTTTTAATTTATTATTAACTATTCCGTTGTGTATTTTAGCCATAATAAATCCTACGGTCCATCCCCACCTGGAATGTGCCCATTACCACCACCATCACCACCATGTGTTGTGAATGAAAAATTTATATTATATGCACCATTTAATCCACCATCTGCTGTAGCCCCAGCATCTTGTAATTCATCTATATTTAATTCCAAGAAAGACATATCTTCTTTTTCAATTTCCCAATCATTAGGATTTCCTGATGTGCCAGTAGTATTAAAGTAATAACCAGCTCGGAAATAACTATCCTCTCCATTTGACGGGGTTATCCACCATCTATATTGATTATAGTTAACAGTTGTTTCATTTACTTGTGAAGTAACATTATCATATACATTATTCACAATATCAGAAGTTAAGTTTGGTGAGTTTCTACCCAACGCTTGCGCTTCTTCCGTTGAATGTGGTACAGGCTCTATATTAAAACCAAAGTCGTCAAATGTTACAGTATCTGTATGTGCACCACTACCTGGTGCTTTTATTCCTATAAGAATCCTCTGAGCATTTAATAATTCACTTTTTGTTATAACCGTTGTCCTTTGACTTGAATTAGTAGGATTAGTCTGAATAGTTTTTTTTGTTGAAGCATTATCAATTTTATCATAATCAATCCATGATTCTCCAACTTCACTTATATACTTACTTCTTCTAGCAGGTGTCATATAAGGATTAAAATTACCAGGTGGAGTACCAACCTCACCGTAAAATGGCATACCAACTGTAGTATAAAAAGGTTCATCTTCCGGTGCATAAGATAACATATTTCCTTCATTATTTACAAAATAAAAAGTAATTGTGTAATTAGTTGCTGTAATAGGTGCTGTTGCTATTAATTGTAAATTGTAATCACATATACTTCCTTCTGTAAGATCTCTTTCAGCATTAGGATCATAATTTGAAGATTGTGGATCTAAACAACCAATAATTTCACCATCTATCATCATAGGACCAGGCTCATCAAATATTTCTTTGGTATAATCCTCAAAATCAGAATTGTACTTATTTAATATCGTGTGGTCAATCTTTGTTAAAAAATTATATATGTTTAACCTATCAAATAAATTAATATTCTTAACTAACTTCGTAGGTGATTCCTTAACATCAAATGTTATTGGATTGATTCCAATAAGGTCTGTTGCTGATTTAACCAATACTGAATCGGAACTGATTCCACCTATTGTAGCAAAGTTTTCATAATCATATAAATCAACATCATAATTAAGAGATGGATTAATTAAAATGTTTGTTTCAAATTTTTCCCAAGAACCTATGGTAGAACCATCAAATGCCATGACCACACCTGTTATTGTATAATATCCTGGTTTTTCATATATGTGTTCTAATAACGTGCTTGATTCTAAAACTTTTGTTTCTGTTATATGTTCCAATGGAGTTTCATCACCCCAATCCAAACGAAAAAGATGATAACCACTATCTGAGTTTATATCATCGGCATATCTATCAAATACATTTTCACCACCATCCCTTTTCTTTCCTTTAGATTTAAAAGTATCTATGTTACCAGCTGGTGTTCTACCTTCAGTTCGTGGTAAAATATAATAATTTATTTTACCTTCAGTTGCTAAAGTATATTTTTCGGAGTCTATTTTTTTATCATGATATCTATCTAATCTTACAATTTCATTTGTATTTGGATTTATTACAAAAGGTATAGCATCAATAGAAAATTTAAAGAAAGAAGATTTCTCTCTATCTTCGTTAACTACAATTTCATCGTAATTACCATCTATCACAACTTGTTGATTAAAAACAATCTTTTTATTATCAGTTAAATAAGGTTGAAAGGAGTTTTCATCATAGTTACTATTCTCCCACCAATCTCTATTGTTTAGAGTAGTCGTTCCTAAGATTCTTCTTCTATCATTATAATTAAATACACCAGTTGGGTACTCATCTTCATCTGTATCTAAAAATGTCGGATTCTTAACTATAACATCCAACCCAGCTTCAGGTTGAAAAAATCTTTTAGTTTCATATCCTACATTACCACCCTCTATTGGATTACCACCAACTGATTGACCAAATAACTCGAACAAGTCGTCTGCTTTTGTAAAGATAGCCATTAAAATCCGGATGAGTATTCACACGTACCATTATCTACAGTAGCAAACTTATTATAATTTTCAGCACTTGGATCGGTACATCCATAAATAATAGTAGTGTCTCCACCACCATCATCTCCACTCGTATCATCACTACTATCCCCACTACCAACTACAGTAATACTTGCTTGAAATGTAACCTGACTAATGCCAGTTGATATAGGTGGTAAGAGTGTAACTCGATTATTTACTAACAAAGTGTTTGTAAGAGTGAATGTACCAAGAGGTTGACCGGGATTTCCCACATCATCAATGGCTCGTGCTGATATTTGTTGAGGAGCTTTCAGATACGCTACTAAACTAGGATTACTTGGATTATTAACATTCCAAACATTAGGTTCTGCAAAGTCTCTAATTAAAGTTCCTTGTAATTGTTCTATGGTTTCTTGAGGTGGTTCAGGTGGTTCAGGTGGTTCAGGTGGTTCAGGTGGTTGATAGTCAGAAGTTAATATCCAACCCGCACCAGTCCAGGTCCATCGACCTAGTTCACTTCTTGCTCCCACTTGCATTGCAATTGGTGGATTAAATCCAGCTGGTGTATAACTAGGCATTGGTTCTGGAGAAGTCGAATATTCACAACTATTATCATCTCTATTAGCATACTCATCGTAATTTAAAGCTAGAGGATCAGTACATCCATATATTATTTCTGTTTCTCCTTCGTTGTCTCCATTATCTCCATTATCCCCTCCGTTGTCTCCATTATCTCCATTATCCCCTCCGTTGTCTCCGTTATCCCCTTCGCCTTCGCCTTCGCCTTCGCCTTCTGAAGATGCTCCTACACCAGTTATCTGTACATTTTCTTGAGATACAGCTTGTCCAGCAGAATTAGTTACCGTTAGAATAACATTATAATCACCATTATCAGTATATGTATGTTTTGGATTTCTTTCTGTAGATGTATTACCATCTCCAAAATCCCAAAGAACACTATCTGCTCCACTGGAAGTATCTGTAAATTGTACTTGTATATATTGTGATGTTAATGTTCCTGTTTGTGAAGTATTTTCACTTCCATCTGAATCACTAGCCATTATAAACTCCTATACTATTTGATATTGAAAACTAGCTATGGGTAAACTAATACCAGTTTCATTACCTTCTTGATTATTAATAATTACATATGTAAATGAAGATTGTATACTTATAGATTCTTCTAATTTAGAAAGTACAGTTAAAGGTCTTCCTATATATCCACGAGCATTTAATAAATCAGAACGACTTATTAACTCCACTTTACATTTTGCACCTTGTCCACTAAAAGGCACTATTTGTTGATTTTGATTGACATGGTTTAACCAATATTGTTTGTTTTGTCTCATCCAAGTTTCTCCTTGGAATCCATCATTAAATCCAGGTTCATATACATTTGGATTATAAGTAGCACAAATAAAATACCACTCGTCCAATCTATTGATTTCAACTCGTGGAAAGGCTTCATGGATATTTGGATAATATGATCTTGGTCTATCAATATATTCGTTTCCTTGCTCATCTACTGGCACCTCTTGACTCCATTCAGTACCAGTAGGAGATGTATACCAACCTTCAGCACCAGCGACAGTATTAGCAGCCCAACCAACACTACGTTGACTAAATCTATTTAAACCAGGTGCTCCGAAATGATTATCATAAAAATTATTTTGTTTATCTCTAAGCATCAATCTAATATAACGATAATCCTTACCTTGATACTTATTTACTTTCGTATCCAATCTAAATCCAACCCCATTACTTACTAACGGATTTCCAAAATTAAAAAGAGTTCCCTCTGATGTTTTACTTACAAACCTTACCCACATTGTTATTGTAAAACCATCAACTAAATAAGAATCGTCTTTTTGAAATTCTAATAAATCATTATTAGGTGACCTTAATATTATAGCTTGATTTGGTTTTCTTATTTTAAGAAACCCCTCTGATTTATTTTCATACTCTGGTCTAGCATCGTTTAAAATATCAATAACATTATCTGTATCACCGAGATAAGTATTAAGTTTATTTCTCATTGATTCGAGAGTCTTACCTTGATTGTTGCTATCACCCTCTGCTTGTTCATCTAATCTTGTTATAAAAGCATTTCTTTGATTTTCATAACTAATACGAGATTTTTTATCTTCTTCGTAGTTTGTAGCTACTTCTCCAGCACCGTCACCATCTACATCTTCGAATGCAGGTTTAGGTCCTATGAGTTCATTAAACCGATTAAGGAAACTATTTATCGTATCTTGACGAGTTGTTTGATTTGGAAGTAACTCAAAAATATTAGTATCTAATACCTCACGAGCCTTTTCAGGGTTTACTCTTGTAGCCGTTTTTGGTTTTGTCAGCTGACTTAAATTTAAAATATCTGTAAAGGAATCCCCTACTTTATTAGCAATATTTATCTTATATCTATTATTATCAAAATTTAAACTATATTGTATTGTGTCTTGATTATCTACGATTGGTCCTTCAATTTGTTCAATAGAAAATTTATCAGTAAAATCAGTAATGTTATTATCATAAACATACTGGCATAATTTTTCAAAAACATCACCTTGTAAGTCTTTTCTACTTTCTAAAGTGTTTCTATCTTTCTTATAAAATACAAGAGGTTCATCTTCAGTTCGACCAGTTTGTTTTATTCCATCACGAATTGTAGTCTGTAAAGAAAGAAGTTCGGAATCAGAAAGAGTATTTGATTGAAACCATAATTTATAAAAAAGGTCACTTACTTTTTCACGAGTTTCTTGTAAATCTTCATACCCAAATTTCTCAAATATAATTTCTTCATCGATTATTGGATCATGACTAAGCCCAAGAATACCAAGACCAATCATCAAAGTCCCATCTTCGTGACGATGATAAGGTCCAATATATTGTTCTTCAGGATTTGATTTAAGATAAAACCTATCATTCTCGGTTGCTTGTAAATCAACTTGTACGATAGGATTTACAACTTGATCCTCTGTATTCCCATCTGGCATCTTATGTCCTTAGTATAAATTCGAAATCGTTATCGTATATTATCTCTTGACCATCATTATGATTTACCTTTATCAGAATCTTATAAGCACGATTAGGTTCAAACGCATTTAAGTCTTGTTTGAAATAGTTAGAAGTTGTATCACAACTCATTGTTGTATACGCACTAAATGGTACAACATCTTCATTTGTTGCCATATCGATTATAGAATAAGAACCTGAACCATGTGGTATAAAACTACCACTTACAGACTGAACTGATGTGGAGAATGATTTTTGTATGTATCTCTTACGAGCACCAAATCTAAACTTTACAGTTTCGTTTTCTTTATATGCTTCTCTAAAGTGTATTGGATATAAATAATTTTCAGCAGTACCACCGACATCTAAAGCAGTTAAACTACCTGTATTACTACCAGTTGCTGGTAGATGGTCATCCCATTTTAATTCTATCTTTGGAGAGTAGATTGTATTGGTTTGTCTTGAGAAAAATTTAAGGTCTTCGAAACTACCAGTTGCTGTTTCTCTACTACCAGAGAATCTTAGTAACATTCCATAATTAGTATTTGTTCCACCAAACCATTTATTTGCCAAAGAAGTTATATCCATATTAATATCTGGTGATTCAGCTGAAAAGGATTGTGATACTTCATCCCCAACAATATAAGTTCCACCGGCAGTTGTCCAAGTTAATTCGGAAGCACCGTCTCTATTCTTTCTATATTTCCAACTAGCCCCATCAGTAGTTTTTGGATCATCAACTTCTTTACCAACACCCTCGTCCCATTCTTGACTCAAAGGATAAGCAGCAATTTTGTATTCTTCACTTAATCCACTTGTTCCTTCCGTTTCATAAAGTCTTAAATTTAATTTATAAGTGCTTGGTAAGACTGATGAACTAATGTAACCCTCTATTTCATCAGCATCAAATTGAAGTAATACACGAGTTGGATAATGAAATGTTCTATCAAAGAATACTTTTTTTAATTCAAGAACTTCGTCTTGTCCTGTATTCTTATCAGTAAAATTTTCGCCTGTAGTAGGATTAGAACCACTACTAATAAAAGCATCTTTGGTCGTAAAAAAATAATTATGCATTATACCACCTTCCCATATATATCTTGGTTAGGATTTCTTAACTCAAATACAGCAGGTGTTACTGATGGTCTTATTAATGAGTGTATCTTTTCATTTGTTCCTGTATCAGCATTGTCAAAGTTATATTTAAATCCATAATTAATATCTGTTCCAATAACTTCACCATCACCCTTATAGTAATAAAGTTTTCTACCACTTGCATATTTATCAGTACCATCTTGGAATAATTTCAACTCTTTTATCCCAATCACACCTTCTAATCCTAAAATATTATATTGTAAATCACTTATATTAATTGATTGTCTAAATTGCATCTTTTCTACTCTAAAGAAATCTTTTATCACATCAATGACTTTTAATTTTACTTCCGTTGGATTTGACCTTCTATCATAATTAACAATAAAATGAACTCCAAAATTTATTTTATATCCAGAAAATAAGATATCGTTAAGAGTAAAACCAAAACCAATTTGGTCATTTATCATTCTATACTGATTTATATAAGTTCCTATATTTTGTAATACAAGGTCAGGTGTTTGTACAAGTTGTTTATTTTGATTATAAGAAAGAGTAGAAGCTAAAAGTGCACCACCATCTAATCTCTCCACATAACATTTAGCTATACTACCAAATTTTTGTGGTAAACTTAATATCCTTGATGTATAATCTTCTTTGGTAACACACCTCATTTGAGAAGCAAAAAATGAACCAGCATTATTTCTTATCTCTTCTACAGTTTGACCTTCAGTTCCACCAACTCCTGGCTCATCATTTGTAACAGTTATCGACACACCTGCTGGAGTATTATTAACAGTAGTAAGTTCTCCAGATTGAATATTAGAAGAAGCGCCGCCACCAACTCTATAGATAAAAGTTAATGATGTGTTAGATGGAGTCTCTCCCAAATTTGGATTATTTCCAACTACAACTCCTATAGCACTTGGCACATCTGCTAGATTAGTTCCATTGATTGTTACACCAGCTTGTTCTACAGGATCAACATTAGAACCAGAATTACTAAATCTAAATAATCCATTTCCAAACTGAACTTTATAAGTTTGTGAATCTTCGTCAAACTTAGTTGTAAACTTTTTAGTAGACTTTATATACTGAGCAACATATGGTACTGGTATTGGAGATATATCATCGGAAGTATCTCCTTGGTCATACGCACTTGCTCTTGTAGTATCATTAGTATAGTGAGTCTGTTTTAAAATTTTATCTTGTGCTAAATAATCTACTTCATGCCAAGTTTGTCCAGAACCATCTGTACAACTTAAAATTTCAATTACATTATCCTCATTTAAATCTAATTCTAAAAATTTAGTTGGAGTAGTTATGTTAAATATCTTAGTTTTTGTTTTACCAGAAACAGCACGAGCATATCGTGTTAAGGTGTATGAACTAGCTTCCCCATTCGAATCTAATGTAGGATCACTTACCATAGGATCACCAGAACCACTTGATGTGAAATCTATTTCTCCAGTTGTTTCAAAAAGTATTTCGGAATCTATATTTGAAGCAATTTGTAATCCACTATTTATTGAAGATGGAGCTTCTCCATATACTGGTTCACCAGTTGTAGCATCAGCACTAATCGTTGTTTCTACTTTTAATTTAACAACTGATGGTGTTTTATTTGGAGTTTTATATCCAAGAAATTCTGAAAGTCTACGTATGTTTCTCTTTTCTGTTGCTGTTGCTAAAAGATTTTCTTTGTAATTATAATCTATATAATAAGAAAGAACATCACCTACATAACTTGATAGTTCTATTAACATCATACCAGGTGATGTTTCATTGAAATCTTTATATGTATCAGGAAAGTAAGATTTAGTATAATCTATTAAATCAGACTTTATTGTACTAAAATCTTTACTTGTATATTGAACATTCGTTGGTTTTAATTTTTGTTTTTCTGTGTATGCCATTATTATACTCCATTACTTGTCGTGCTTCCAGCACCAACACCTTCAAATGTAACTTGAACACTTTCTAAACTATTCGGCGCTCTTCTTATACTAAAATCTATATTAATGTTTACTTGATTTAAATCATCTCTACGTTCTATAACAATATTGTTCAAATTCACAAAAGGAAGCCATTTACCAAATACATCTACAATATTATTTTCTATTTGTATAGTAATATCTTCAGTTAATGGTTCAAAGATAAGTGACCTTAAATTCATTCCCAAGCCTGGTTGAAACACTCTTTCTCCACGATGAGTCTGTAAAAGAAGTTTTATATTATTCTTTATCGATTCTACAGTTGTCTTTGTAGATTTAAAATACCCATCGCCACCACCGACTCTACCAAATGGAAAGTCTATTCCTACAGAGACTCTTTTATCTTGGTCTTCTACAAATCTATCTTTTCTTCTGTCGAGTATTGCCATTATTCAGTTCCTTTTGTTACCTGTAATAATTTTACCTTAGATTTCTTTACAGCACTTGGAACATTAGGTGATGCTATTTTATTAGATGTCTCACTTATCTGAGCAATACCTGTTACGGGTCCTACATTTGATTGTGCAGTGGGTGTACCAGCAGTATTTATTTTACCAGGTAATATGTTATAAGGTGCTTCCATCTCAGTAATCTTGAAATCTTGTTTAACTATAAAATCAATAATAGCATTTCTTAAGTCTTCTGCTAGTGTATCTATATTATCGGAGTCACCACCGACACTATCTATGAAAGCATTTTTAATATCTGTTTTAAGTCCCACTTCTAAACTTAGCCTTTTCGTCTGCAGCTTTCATCATCGAAGAATAATCTTTCGTGAATGCTTCTGTTAAATGTTCTGGTAATCCTTGAGTATTATCCGTAACAGATTTTGTTTCTGCTTCTTTATCAATGTTTTTCCACGCACCCTCTTCAGCAGTTTCATTTAAGATATCATTAAGAACTGAATCTTTTGTGAGGGGTGGAGCTGCCGATGTTGACACTTTTTCAGTAGGAGATGCAGTAGGTTGTGGCACCTTATCTTCTACTATAACATCAGATCTATCATTAACTAACACTTCATCTAACTTTTTTTCAAGTGCAGAAAATTTATAATCTAACTCTTCTCTTATAATATCTCTTATTAACTTCTTAAATATATTAACCTTCATTGTTTTGACTCCTGTCATTTTGTTCTATGTAATGATGTTGACTAAAAAATTTACTATCCCCTTCTCCAGCTTGTGTATCTAACCCCTCTAATTCTCTTAGTAGTGTTGGAATATCATCCGTTGGTTTTGCATTTAAAGTATTTGTTATATCTGTACCACCCACCAATGGTAATGGTACACCTTGAACATTTGCTCTAGCGCTATCTAATATTTTTAATATTCTAACCAATATATTTCTCAGCTGATTACCTAACACCATAGGTTCAGATTTATTCTTAGCATTCTTTCCTAAATAAATATTCTCTGATTCAATAAGTGTGTGTTTTTTAGATGTAATTGATACGTTCTGTCCTGAACCAACATTAATGTTTCTTAAGGCAGACATTGTTAAATCATTATTTTGTGCATCAAATGTTATTCTATCAGAGAACATTATTATCTGGTCAAAATCAAGTTGAGCATCTGGATTATCACCAACGGGACTTCCAAATTTTTTATTAAATTTATCTTGTCTTACAATACCTTCTCCCTCTGTAGAATCATTTCCAACTCCAATATAATTACCAATATAAGATTCTTTATCTGCTATTGCTTTATCAACAACTTTATCACTTGACAATTCGTCAAAGACAATATGATTTTCAAGAGGATTTCCAAATGATAACATCCCAAATACAGAACCGTTATTTTTTACTGATGTGTTATTATTTATAATAATATGTGGATTTACAAATCTAGCTCCTATTTGAATGGAATTACCTTGTCTACCCTCTAATGTCAAATCTGAATATGTTGACTCTAATTCGGCATCAGTTCCTATATTACCAATTCCGGAATTAAAAGGTCTATCTAATGTTAAACTTTTATTCTTAGTAGCTTTATTAATCACCCTACTTATGTAATTTATATTATAACCATTTGGATCAAACTTTCTTTCGTCTACAACCACTTCATTTTGTATTGAATTTCTAAATTGATCAGGAGTATAGTTTGGATTATTCGTTGTGTTTAAAGGACCTAAGTAATAAAAAATATCACCTATCTGAGTATAAATAACACTATCTCCAGTCGCTATAGAATCAGAAAATCCTCTTAAAAGTGGTTGGCAAATTATTTGATTTTGGATATATGATGAATTCACTACACCTTCAAATGTAGGTGTAACAGCAATTGTTTGTGATATATTACCTGGAAAACCATTACTTGCCTTTATAGTACCACTTTTATCCATTTGAGTATTATAAACTTTATCAACATGACCATGATGAAACGTAAATTCAGGTAAAATTGATGAATCGGGAGATGGGGGTCCTATTTTATTAGCATTTTTAGGATCTAATCTTACATGATGTGGCATTATGAACTTCCGTATTTTTTTCTTATATCGGTTATATCGACTGGATCTTTACTTATAATCTCATCCTTCTTCTTCTGTAAATCATCTGCTACATCTTCTAAGGAAGCCATTAATTGTTCTTTTTCTTCTTCGGATAATAGACTAATATCACTATCATCAAGTGGTTGTTTGGACATTATTCTTTGATATAGAGTAGCTAACTTAACAAGATTATCATCATTCTTTATACCAACATCCATCAGTTCTTTTATAATAGGACCTACAATAGCGATGTCTTCAATACCTTGTATGTATCCATGCACCTCTTGGATTAACAAGTCAATTTGAGTTTTCTTGAGCTTGGAATTCTCGTATATCTCTTGAGATAAATCCGAGAAGTTTTTGTCACCGAATATTTTAATATCTTTTTCCATACCTATAAATATAGTATGGTTACAATATTACACTAAAGAACCTGTATATCTTAGGTTATCTATGTGACCTCTTGTAAGCACTTCTTCTTGGATTTTAGGGTATATTTTACGAAATGTATTCGTAATCTGAGTTATTTTAGATGTTTTAACATCGGTCATCTCACGAATCATTATATAGATTGCCTTCTTATTAAAGTTATCTATATTATCTTTGTTCTTACACAGATATAATATAGACTCAGCAATCTCTCTGTCTTGGTCTTTCGGAAATAATCTTTCAATATTTTCATCAAAATAATCAATTGTTTTCTTAAATACATCATTTGATGGATTCTTTTTTATCTTCTCATCATCATGACCATGACCATAAAGGATATCTATGTCATCATGGATTTTCATTTTCTTATAATTGGCGTTATTATTCAATATAAGATAATTCTTTGCTACTACAGAGAAATAACTAAATGCTTTACTACCTTTAGTTTCATCAAACTTATGCATATTAATAACGAGATTAGATACAACTTCTTCTTGTAAATCTCTAAACCCATAAGTAAAATAACTAAACTTAAAGGTATTAATTATATTTTCTGCTAACTTAAGAAATGCTGTATGAATCTCATCGGTATAAATTCTATTTCTTACTATAGGATCATCGGAGTGATTATATCTTATAATTGCATCATGTACTGGTGTTCCAAAATAAACTTTACTTTTCTTTCTTCGTTTCTTTACTACTTTTTTTATCATTTTCTTCAACCTCGGTTTCAAATATACTGTCTAGTTCATCTCCAAGTTGTTTTATTTCTGTGAAGAAAAAACCAACTTCGTCATCGGACTCAAAAGTCCCTTTATCATCTATAGTTTTAAGTTGAATTTTTATGGATTCTATTATATTGCTTATATTTAGTATTATGTTTTCGTAGTCATTAATTCTACGTAATGCGTAAAATACTACCACTCCTAATAAAGTAGTAGCAATTCCTAATGTAATGGTTATTATGTAATGTAACAATTATGACTCTAAATCAATGATTTTATCATCTATCAAATCTATCACTTCTATAATGGTTTCGTTTTGTTCATCATTTAATTCTGTCTCTAATAACAAATTTTTTAAATCTTCTAAGAAAATTATCATATCGCTATTCATTAAGCATCCCCTACAATATGAGTTAATAATTCTAGAATCTGGTCTTCATCAAATTCTAGAATATGTTTATCTAATGTAGAAACCATATCTTTTAAATTGTGATTTTTATATTGTGAAATTGTCTCATTATATAATTCCGGATTCTCTATCGATATCACATCAAGTATTTGATTTATTAAGTCGTTAGCATCTGTTAGATTCTTACGAACTTTGTAAAACATTTCTTTATGTCTTGATTGTTCTATTTCCAAAGTATCTAATTTATTTAAAATAAAAGATAATACTTTAATGATTCTTTCGTTGTAGTCTTGATGTTCCATGTATTCATAAATAGTATTCTGCCAGTCAAATCACTTATATTTAAATATATAAATTTTAAATTTTAATATACGTCCATTCCTAAATCACCCAATGTTTCGACATCTTCACGACCATCACAATCCGAATAATCATCTACTGCAATATCATCAAGTTCATCTTCATTATAATATTCAAGATTAACTCTCTTGTTTTTTGGATAATTTGGATCATCCTTCATTGTTTTATCATCAAGTGATCTCATTTGTTTTTTATCATCATTAGTCAGCATACATTCTTTCATGAATTTTGCCATATCTATTTTCTTATTCATAGTAACCTCTTATTGTTATTATTATTATTTAAGTTTTAGGGGCATAGAAGAAAGGAAGAAAGAACTATGCCCCATAAGAACCTCTTAAAATGAGATTCAAGTCTTTGAGAACGATAACCTATTTAAGTATCCAAAGTAATATACAAATAAATAACCATTAAGTCAAGCATTATTTTTGA